CATGCTCCACGCAGGGCACATTGCTATGCTGTCGGAAGCCAAGAATCACTGTGACTACCTCATCTGCGGATTGCAGACGGACCCAACTATCGATCGACCTGAAACTAAAAATCGCCCTGTACAATCTATTGTTGAGCGACAGATACAGTTGGCCGCATGCCGTTATGTTGATGAAGTTGTTGTGTATCAAACCGAACAGGATCTTGTTGACCTATTGCTAATCCTCCCCTTGGATGTTCGTGTGTTGGGTATAGAATATGAAAACAAGAACTTCTCGGGCAAAGAAGAATGTTATGATCGCGGCATTGAAATTGTGTTCAACGGCAGAGATCACTCATTCTCATCCAGCAGTCTGCGCAAGCGTGTGGTTGCCGCAGAAACAGAAAAAGTCCTGCTACAAAAATGATGCTGTACGTGAATGGCTGTAGTCATACTGCGGCCGCTGAAGCCGCTGTACCTGACGCATTTGCTGTGGACGATGGTCAAAATGGCATAGATCGAAGACCGCACCCTGAGAATCTAGCAGTGAGTTGGTGTACCAGATTGGCTCAAAGTCTTGGAGTAGAAATGCATTGTGATGCTGAGTCTGCGTCCAGCAATGCAAGAATAATTCGCACCACACGTGATTGGATTGCCAACAATCCGGATCGACTGAGTGATACTTTTATGATCATACAATGGTCCACATGGGAACGCGAAGAGTGGTTGCACAATGGTATTTGGTATCAAGTCAACGCCAGTGGATGGGACATAGTTCCCCCGGAACTCAAAGATAGATACAAGCAATATGTTGTTGACGTAGATTGGAATGTGGCCACTCGCACAGCACATGACCAAATTTGGGCTTTGCATCAAGAACTAGACCAACTCAAAATACCACACTTGTTTTACAACGGGCACAGTACATTCAGTGATTTGCCCGCAGATCGAGACTGGGGAAAGGCCTATATTTTTCCTTACAGCATAGATCATTCCTACAGTGCTGTGTGTAGAAACAACGGTTTTAGGTACGTAAATCCCCAAACTTACCATTTTGGTGCCGATGCCCATTGCTTTTGGGCAAAATATGTGTTAAACTACATCAACCAAAACAACTTGATTGCCTCCCATGAAATACGTGCTGATTGACACTGCCAACATGTTTTTCCGTGCCCGACACGGAGCATTTAGAGCCGCGGACTCCTGGACCAAACTGGGTTTTGCTTTGCATGTGACTCTCATGGCAGTGAACAAAATGGCTCGACGCTTTGAAGCAGATCATGTGGTTTTTGCACTGGAGGGTCGCTCGTGGCGCAAAGATTTCTACACACCCTACAAGGCCAATCGTGCTGTGGCTCGCGGCAAGATGACCGAAGCAGAAGCCGAAGAAGACAAACTGTTTTGGGAAACCTATGATGAACTGACTAAATACTTGGCTACTAAGACCAATTGTAGTGTGATCCGATGTGCCACTGCTGAAGCAGATGATATCATAGCACGTTGGATTGCTTTGCATCCCCAAGACCAACATGTGGTTGTCAGTTCAGACACAGATTTTGTACAACTGCTGGCGCCAAACGTAAACCAATACAATGGTATCGCAGACGAACTACTCACAGTGGAGGGCATATTTGATGCCAAAGGTAAACTTGTCAACGATAAAAAAACTAAACAGCCAAAAACCATTCCAGACCCCCAATGGCTACTCTTTGAGAAGTGTATGCGTGGGGACTCCTCCGACAATGTGTTTAGTGCGTATCCGGGAGTACGTGAGAAAGGCACAAAGAATAAAGTTGGTCTCCGTGAAGCCTACGCGGATCGCAATGATAAAGGCTACTCGTGGAACAACATGATGTTGCAACGTTGGACCGACCACGAAGGACAAGAACATCGTGTAAAGGATGATTACGAACGCAATCGCACCTTGATTGATCTCACAGCACAGCCTGACGATGTCAAGGCCACAGTGGATCAATGTATTCGTGAACAGATATCACACCGGGATGTGGGACAGGTAGGAGTGAGATTTATGCAATTCTGCGGCCGGTATGAATTGAACAAATGCAGTGAGTCAGCCGAACAATTTGGTCGCTGGCTCAATGAAACATATAAAGGAGTGCTGAATGATATTAGCCAAACCCATAGTAGAGAATCAGTGGTACATACTCAAGAAGGATAATCGCAAGATTGGTCAACTTGAACTAAAAGAAAACGGCAACTGCACAATTAAAATTCTTGACAGCGTGGTCAGTTACAAGACCATTAAAATGGCTCGCGAAGCAGTGAACATACAATTCGAGCCGGCCGAAACTGCCACACCAATGCCATCAAACCAAGTGTATGGTCATGCTGTTGAAGGTGCAGTATTCAACCCACTGTGGGATGTAAAACATCGATTGCCGTTGTTTACCAGAGAAGAAAAATCCAAGAGTTGGTTTGCGGCTGGTTGGTACCGTGTGAAGCAACATCGCAAGTGGAAAACGGTACAGCACCCCAAACTCATTACCTTGGAGCGTTACGCTTACCAAGGTCCCTTTCAAACCAAAGAAGAAGCCAATGACAAATCCGTTTCGTGATCAAGAAAAATTCATGAAGGCCTGCGAACAAACAGTGGGTGAGTTCAATGAAGCACAATATCAACTGTATTGCAATCTTATTTCAGAAGAGTTCAATGAACTTGTGGCCAGCCAAACCAAGGTAGACGACCTTGACGCACTGATTGACATCTTGGTTGTCACCATTGGTGCTATTCACAGTTTAGGTGCCAATGCCGAAGGTGCATGGAAAGAAGTCATGAGCACAAATTTTGCCAAGATTGACCGAGAAACTGGCCGTGTACGCAAACGTGAAGATGGCAAAGTACTCAAACCTCAAGGTTGGACGCCACCTGATCTACAAAAATTTGTGAAATGAGCCTGCATATCAATCGTTTTGTTGACTCGATCAAAGCACACGAATCGCGTGGCCAGCGTGATTTCACAATGACCATGCGTGAAGCCAAAGATCTACACAGCGATATTACCAAACTGTTATTGACATTGGAAACCTTGCACAGCAGGTCCACTGCACCCAGAGAAGAAACAATCACCGTAGAACTCAGTGGGGGCAGTTTCAAAACCACGTAGTTTTTGAGATAAATAAACTACGGAGATCGAAATGTCAAGACCCAAGCCAAATGTGCTGATTGAGCACACAGACAAAGCCACTTACAAGACCGAACAAGTGTTGGCCTCCGAAGGAGTGTGGGCAGTTTTTTATGATACCAAACCTATCAATTTAAAAACATCCAACATGCTTACTCAATATCCAGGTCCCAAGTACAAAAAAGTCTCTTTTTCCAATCCTGGGCATGCCAAAAACTTGGCTCGCAAACTAAACACACAATTCAAGACCGACAAATTCACTGTGGTGCTCTTGACGCAGGGGGCGCAAGTATACCCCGATGTTAGATAAACAACAACTCACTCAACAAATAATAAGTCAACTGCCACCGGATCAACGGCCCAGTCAGCAGTTGGCTCTCATGACATGGTGGCAAGACAGCCGTGACGATGGTGGACTGCGACTCAGTGCCTATGGCATGGATGTGTTCAAATTTTTACAAATTGAATCACATGAGTTTGAATTTGTTAAAACTCTAAGTCCCAGTTTGTTGATGACTTTGAGTCGCAAACTGGATTGTCCTTATTTTCTCAAAGGCGGCAAATCCACCCGGTTGATCATGTTTGGTAGCAAACAGGCTGTGATGTATGCCATGTATGGTGACATGGAAAAGTTTTTGGCTTATTTGGACCGTACTTAAAAAGTATTACTTTTTGGCCGTTCAAAAATGTAACCCAAAGTATTACTTTTGCAACCTTAAAAAGTAGTACTTTTGTAGTAGTACTTTTTGGTTGACCGAAAAAGCAATTTCGGTTATAATACATGTATGGAACTTAAAAAGCAGTCACGCAAAAAGCGCACAGATCGTACCCACATTGTGTACTTCATCCAAATTGGACTGGAGTACTACATTGGTGTTACAGCAAAAACTCAGCGCACTATCACCATGAGCCTGCGCAGTCGCATCAACAAGCATATCTATCGCTCACGCACCGAAGACAAGTCTTGGCGCCTGTATGAAGCAATTCGTGGTGCCGGCGAGTCGGCTGTGAACTACACGATCATAGACATTGTGCGTGGCAAAACTCAAGCACACCAACTGGAGCGGGAACTAATACGAAAGTACGCACCTGCTCTCAACACCGACGTGCGTGTCAAAGCCGTTGATCAATAATTCCCATTTTGCTATAATACTTGTATAGAAACTAAAAAGGAGCCTGAAATGAACATCACTACTGCAATCGCACAACTGAACAAGGAACGAGAGTTCTTGGGCCTGGGTCTGCTGGAACTTTTGGCAGACATTCAAGCAAATGGTAGCCGGGTCTACAGTGAACGTACCATGCAGGCTTTTAGAGTGTTCATGGCAGAAGGTGCCCGTATGTTTGCACCCGTGGAGGCATAATATGATTGAAATGTTTGTATTTTTATCCGTTACCTTTGCAATCAAAGTTTGGTTTATCAACCGATACATGTAAGGAAATTGTATGAGACTATCACCACTTGACGAGCGTATGAACCAAGACATTGACGCTATTATTGCTCAACTGCAAGCGGCCAAAAAGGCTAGAACTTACTTACAACGGGCCAATCTGGTGGGCAAGATAGCCGAACAGTGCCAGAGTTATGAGTTTTATTGGGAAGAAAAACTTTACAGTTTGATGGATTGAATGTATAATGTAGCAACATCCACCCACGAGCAAGAGTTTGAGTCTTTGGACTTGGCCATGGCTCATGCTCGATTGCTAGGCGAGTTTGTGACTATCACAGGCAATGGCATGGAAATTGTGGGTGTGTTTGGTACCGACTCAGTTGAGAACGGCCGGTGCCCCGACGGTGAGGCCTACACATGGATGAAGCGGAGATCACAGTGAACCAGCAGATCAAAAAACTAATGGGGCAGACGCTAGATGACAAGTTCAAGGAAACTTGGAGCACCATGCCCCCTGCAGACTTGGAAAAATTTGTGAAACACTTTGCTGAACTGCTGATCCGTGACTGTGCTGACGTTGCCTATCGCTTTGATGGGCTCACACTGGGACAAGGCTACACCATTGCCAAGCATATCAAAAAGAACTATGAGATTGAACTATGAACGAACGAATTCGAGAGCTTGCCAAACAAGCCGACCCTCAATTTACTGGTGAACGCAATGATGATATGGGTCATGCGTTGATTGGCACTGAAGCAATTGAAAAGTTCGCCGAGTTAGTTGTCAGGGAATGTGCTGACCTGTTTGAAGTTGAGTATGGGCAGTCGGAAGTTAGTGGCAATGAAGTTGCTGAAGTTGTGAAGAAACATTTCGGAGTTGAAGAACCTAAAGAACAATCCGACTCAGACAGAATATTAAGCACAATTAGAACACGGGGTTGAAGAATGACGGAAGGTGAACGGGCAGGCTGGTGGGCTGTGGCATATCTATTGATGGTAGGAGCGGCCGCTTACTTCACGATCTTTATGGTTATTTTTAGTTTTCTTAAACAAACATTTCGGAGTTGAAGAATGAATGAACAAATTTTACACAAACTCAAGTTGGAAGCCGGGGGTAGTTTTTACCCAGACGTTAATCCAGATCTTCAACGCAAGTTCGCTGAGTTGATTGTAGCGGAGTGCCAAATTGCATTGAATCCCATGTTGCGTGACATGATCAGTCGTGGCCAGGCTGTGGATTTGATTAAAAAACATTTTGGACTCAAAGACTAGATCATGCTAGAATACTTGCTGGTGTTTTATCTTGTAGAGCCTGACTATTCTGATATTAGACTGCGCTATGCCATGGGCCCAATGACCCGTGATGCCTGTATCAATCTTTCGATTAAAACACCTGAGTTAGCAAACATTTATGAAATCAAGGACACAATTTGGTTGTGTACCAAACTCAAAGATTTTAGAAAAAATCATCCAGGCAAGCAGTTCAACACACGATACATCTCATACAAGGACGATGAATGATTTGGTACCAATTGGGACATAAATTATGAACAAAGAAATTACACTCACACCTGAAGGTGGTCGATTCTATCGTGCCATGACATTTCATTGGGCCACTGTGGCTGTGTGTTTGCCGCCCTTGATCTTGTGCATGATCATTGCTATCCTCAACCCATTTTGGTTCCGTGACTCAATGTTCAACTGGGTTGAACGCAGAGTCAATGCCTTCACACGTTGGCGCAACAATGTGAAATACCGCATCTATCTTGGATGCGACCCTGTTGTTTGGCACACACTCAAAGGAGATTTGAAATGACCATGCCCGCTGGACAATATTACGTTGGTGATCTGTGCTATGTCATGCACCCTGAATGGGATGAAGTGTGCGAACTGTTTTTCCCTGCTGACGCACCTCCGCGTGGCGTTGAAGGTGAGTTTACACTGAAGGACGGTCGACGCTTTGCCAGTTTTGGCACTGCTTATGGCGATGGCGAATACCGTTCTAGCATCAACACCTTACACTCTGTGGACTCAGGCTCTATTGGTTGCATCCTTATTGAAGACATTCGCGATGATGCATACGATGATATTGAACGTCTGGGTGCTATTGTAGAATTTGATCAGCCGTTTGAAGTTGACAGCGATGCTGGCCTCCTAAAGTTCGGACATATATTAATCGAAACCAACTACGACTACGAATTTGAAGAATGAATAAACTAATTCGTGATGGCCATGTTGCTGTGTTGGTATCACCAGGGCATGGTGCTGGGTGGAGTTCTTGGAATGCTGATCATGATGAAATCTTGTTTGATCCTGCCATAGTTGAATTTGTAGAACAGGCCCAATGGGAAGAACTCGAAGTGTATGTTAAACTCAAGTATCCCACTATTTACACCGGCGGCATGCGAGATTTACAGATTGAGTGGTTGCCCCAAGGCACCGAATTTATCATCGAAGAATACGACGGTTCTGAAAGACTGCAAAGAAAAAATGACATTGTGTGGTATCGGGCTTGACACTAAATAGTTTCCCTGCTATAATGCAGGTATTGGGGCCATAGCTTAATGGTAAAGCAGTCGACTCATAATCGATTGAGTCTAGGTTCAATTCCTAGTGGCCCCACCAAATAAATACTGCTATGAAAATCACTGAAGATCAGTTTCGTTTTGAATGGTTCTCCGGCACAGGCAAAGGGGGACAGCATCGCAACAAGCATCAAAATTGTTGCCGCTGTATCCACGAGCCCACTGGAATCTCTGCCAATGGAACCAACAGTCGCAGTCGAGAAGACAATCGCAGTGCCGCATACACCACGTGCCGTAGCCGTGTTATTGCTCACTTTCATCAAGATACTCCTCGCTTTCGAGCAGGCAACGAACGCATCAGAACTTATCACGAGCCTGACAACAGGGTTGTTGATCACGCTTCACAACTCACAGACTCCTGGACCAATGTCATCGTCAAAGGCAACATTGAGCCAATGATTGTGGCCAGGGCTCAAGCAGTAAGATAAAATTTCTGGCGTTAGTATAATGGATAATACAGTCGGCTTCTACCCGACGAATGTGGGTTCGATTCCTGCACGCCGGACCAAGGACTAATATGACAGATCTCAATGATTCTTTTCAAATATTCACACCCAGTGAATCAGCAGGTGTGAGTTTTCATACTGCCAATAATGATGAAATGCTACGCATCACCAAGGATGCGTTTTATGTACGTGGCAAGCCAGTTCCTATAGACGAGCACGAGGCCCAAACAGTGTACAACGCATTTCAGTCTTGGTTGGCCTGGGCTAACATGCGCCGCCACTAAATATCCACGGAGGACACCATGGAACCCATCAAACCTGTCTCATATGCTGATGCAATCAAAGACGCATTGGCCAAAAAACATCACACTGCTCACCCTGATGCACCAATGAGCAAAACACAACAAAAAGCCGCTCGTCGTGGCACTCCAGCACAGGCTGGCAGACCCATGCGAAAGGTCACTGGCCGAGGAGGCTGATTTGTCAAAGATCAATTCCAGTCCTGCTCGTGGTACATTCATAGAAAACAACTACAGGGATCAATGCCTGTTAGAGGGACATGAACCCAGTGCTGACCGCTTGGAATTGTTTCGAACTCTGCGTGAACAAGATCAACAACGTCAGCAGGATCCTGAGTGGCAAAAAGACAATCTCGAGTACGACCTACGCAGTACCCCATGGATCTGTGATCGTGTCAAGCACAGCAAGACCTATGCACAAAACTTGTATGCGGCCCTGTGCAACCAAGCCTGGCAACGCAATGATGTATGGCCTTTGTTGAAAGACCAACGTTGGTCATGCTCGTGGCGCTATGCCGGCGGTATTGTTGCTGACATGCGCGAAGAAGGTGACTACATTGACTGGTACTGTTCAGGCATACAAGGCGAACCCGATGATGACTGGATTGATCTAGGTCATGTGCCCGAAAGCACTGTGACAGATCAAATCCGTGAGGACTTGTTTCGTCTAGGTTGGATTCCGGTCACTGATGTTGACGAATAATCAGTGGTTCAAACAAGGCCACGGCCTCTGACCATGTGATTTTTGTGGCCAAATCAAAACGCACACTGATACATATTCTTTCCGGTGTGGGATTGGTGTAAGAGATGCAGTGTGGCAAGTCGGCTCTCACAAGATACGCAGTGCTGGGCTCAAGATCATAGGATTCTATCAATTGGAATTCACGACTGTCGTTGTAACGGGCCCCACTCAATAATTTTTTTTCGCTTATCTCTGTGTCTTCTGCGGAGGGTGCTATCTCAGTGGCATTGCCAGCATCCCACCATTGCCACTGTGACCGTGTGGCAGTCAACTCCCAGTTGACGGCAAACGAAACTTTAGCATTTTCAGCAACGGGAGATACGTCAATGTGTATAGGAGTCACATAAGACAATCGATCCATTAATCCAAAATATACAAAATAACTTGGCTTCAAACCAATGCCGGCTAATGCGCTCAACAATTCACTGTTGAGAAATTGATTTACTTCATTTATCACTGTT